ACCTTGAAGGCGCTGGAATCTCACGAGCCTGCCGCAAAGCGGTACGGTCACGCGACGAAGGCCGAGCGGTTACAGATGGCCAGACGGATCGGTGAATTGATTAAAACCATGCCGGAGTCGAAATATGGCTAAACGCAAGCGCAAATACCGCGAACGGCAGGATTTCAACAACGGCATACAGCCGACGCCGGAACGGGCGAAACATAACGGCGGAATTGTCATGGAAGTGCGAGACAGCAACGAGGAAGATTCCGTGCGAATTGTTGGCCCACGCGCTCGATATGAAAGTTTGATTGACCGATGGCTGGACGAGGGAAAGCTAGGACGGCATCAGCAGGCCGGCAAGCGCCACGATATGGCCATATGGCTGCGGGAACTGCACGCGAACACCCATCCGAGCGAGGTCCAGGACTTCACCGGCGCCGGTGGCGGAAACGGGGAAATGTCCGATGCCCAAGCATGGAACTTTGAGTGCTACAAAGATTCCATGATGGACATGGGTCAAGACGCCTGCGCCGTCGTGGCGGTGGTCTGCGAGGACCAGGAGCGGAAGGTGGAGCCTGTCTTGCGCGGTTTGGATCGGTTAATTGAACGAAGGGGAATTTGATGGAAACGCCAAAAGATTTGGCCGAGGAATTATTGGACGCGATGATTTACACCGTCGCTCGGGAGTTTGTTAAGGATACAGGCGGTCAAACCATTGAAGATGCGGCGGAAGGGATGAAAATGCTCCTTGTCTGCGGCTTGCTCCGCTTTACTAATCTCACCTTCGGAGTTGAGGTTAAACAAGACGACGGGGAATGGGTGGGTACTGGGCCATCCAGAATGCACTAGGCCGCCGCACAAAATGTAGTTGACACGCTTTTGCGGGATACGATACCTTGTGCATGTCCTCGGACGGCCCCTTACCCGGAAACGGGTGGGGCTTAAGGCTGTAGGTGTGTCTGAAAGCAACCGCTCCCGAATAGGTCGAGCGGTTTTTTGTTACCCGGAACGCCCGAAGCGGCAACCTTTACACAGCTTATTGCACACAAAGGCCGATCTGGGCTTCCGGGTGCGTTAACGAATCCAACCTTTTCATAACTATTGAATAAACGCGGCATTCGCGGTACATTTCAGCATGAACCGACGATCATTCATAGTTGGATTTGCCGCATTGTGGGCGTTCCCCGCGCAAGCCAGTGATATCGAGGCGGTCTTTCGCCGCGCTTATATGTTGATGGATTACGAGAAGGACGCCAAATCCAACAGCGCGGACCTTGTAAGGCAGGGTAAGCGGTTCAAGGCTGATTGCCTCGGCTTCGCCCTGACGTGCCAGACGTTGCTTTCCGATCGGGAAAGCTGGATACACTATTGCGCCACGCTTGGCGGCAGACCCCACGCGGTTCTGGAATGCGGCGGGTATATCCTCGACATCCGTTATCCGGGGCTGCGGACTGTTGAACAGGCAAAAAAGGGAAGCGGGTACACATTCCATGAGTTCCTACCGGCTAACGCCAAAGCAGCGGGCTTAAATGGGTAGGAAGGCTTGCCCACGTTGCCAGCAAATGCGGTTTGGCTGCGCTGTATGTAGCAAGGCGTTGGGGATTTCAGGGCCGGGTTATTATGTCTATGAGCTTATAGATCCGAGAACGAATGGCGCGTTTTACGTGGGCAAGGGGCGAGGCAATCGCGCGCTTCACCATCTTGGCGGCGTGAGCAAAAACAACAAAAACAAAACCGCCTTGGTCGAGGAAATTAGAGAGTCCGGGTTAGAGCCAGAGATTAGGGTAGTTAGGGAATTCGATGACGAGCAGGCCGCGTATGATTTTGAGCGGGAACACATAGAAGAAATAGGGCTTGAAAATTTAACAAATGTAAGGCCGGGCGGCGGTACAGGTCGCTTCGAGGCCGAGCTTAAACACTTCGTTAATTCTTTGCTCGCTCACGAGTGGAAACCGATATCCGAATACCCGAAAGACAAGCGGCATTGGCCGGTAATGGTGGTTAACGGAATCAAAGAGACCGCCAACCTTTTTGTTGAAAAATGGGGCGATAAAGCCGTCCCGCTACAGAGGCACGTTCATGGGCGCGTTCAGGCTTACCTCAAAGCAGACGAAGTTTGCGGAACTGGTGATCGCGGGCGTCAAGCAGGTTGAGGCTTATAAGGCTGTCTATAAGAGCGACAAAATGAGTCCGAACGCTTTGGCGGTTGAGGCATCCCGTTTAATGCGGCATCCGCAGGTATCCCTAAAGATCGCCGAAGGGAGAGAGAAAGAAATTATTGAGCCGACGGCAACGTACACTCAATTCACGCATCAAAAGGCGGTTGAGCTGGCGCTACATGCGGCGAAGCGTGCGGATGAATTAGGCCAGTCCGGCGCCTATGTGTCGGCGGTTCGGTTGGCGAGCGATCTGCAAGGTTACATCACGGAAAAGAAATCCGTTGAGGTCACTACCAACCCCTGGTCGGAAATCGCCGAGCTGACGGGCGCCGGCAAGCGCCACCTGGAGGAAGATGAGCAGCATTCGGGCGGTAGCGGGTCAGTTCACTGACAAGCGTTGGCGGTTAAGCAACCTTTACCACGTCACGGACAAGACGGGGGCCAAGGTTCGATTCCGCATGAATTGGGCTCAAGAGGCCCTGTTCGACAATATGCACTTTCTGAATACGATATTGAAAGCCCGCCAGCTTGGGTTTTCGACATTCATTCAGCTTTACATACTCGACGATTGTTTGTTCCACGCGAATATACGGGGCGGCGTTATTGCTCACACTCGGGAAGACGCGCAGGCGATATTCAAGGACAAGGTTCGGTTCCCCTACGACTGCCTTCCGGAAGGGCTGAAGGCGGCGGTCCCGGCAACTCAGGACAGCGCGCAGGCGTTGAGCTTCGCGAACAATTCCAGCGTTCGGGTCGGCACGAGTTTGCGATCCGGCACGTTCCAATGCCTTCACATATCGGAGTTCGGCAAGATTGCGGCGCTGTATCCCGACAAGGCGCGGGAAATCAGGACAGGCGCGCTGAATACGGTCCAGGCTGGTCAAAAGGTGTGGATTGAATCCACGGCGGAGGGGCAGGCTGGTGATTTTCATGATTTGTGCGTGACGGGCATGGAGGCGCAGCGGCGCAAGACCAAGCTCACGGCGCTTGATTTTAAGTTCCATTTCTTTCCGTGGTGGAAGGAACAGGAATACACGCTGGCCCCGGAAGGCGTCGAGATACCGTCGGACATGGCGGAATACTTCGCCAAGCTGTTGACGATTGGAATAGACCTCACGCCGGAACAAAAGGCCTGGTACGTCAAGAAAGCGGAACAGCAGCGCCAGGATATGAAGCGCGAATTCCCCTCGACGCCGGAGGAAGCTTTTGAGGCGTCGATTGAGGGCGCTTATTACGGCGATCAGATTGCGGCGCTGGAGGAAGCGGGAAAGATATGCGCGGTTCCTCACGATCCGGCTGTCCCGGTGGAGACGTGGTGGGATTTGGGCATCGGCGATGCAATGGCGGTATGGTTCATCCAGCGTGTGGGCCGCGAGATTCACGTTATCGACTATTACGAAAACTCGGGTGAGGGCATTCCGCACTACGCGAAGATGCTGGCGGCGAAGCCCTACACCTATTCGGAACATATTTTGCCGCACGATGCCGAGGCGCGGGAATTGGGTTCCGGCAAAACGCGCGTGGAGACGTTCAAGGGGCTGGTCGGAAAGGCCCCGCACGTTGTCCCTAGGCAGAGCGTGGAAGACGGCATCGAGGCGTCGAGGAACATCCTGAGTCTGTGTTGGTTCGACGCGGAGAAGTGTTCCGAGGGCCTGAAGGCGCTGAAGAACTACCGCAAGGAATGGGATGACAAGCTCGCGACGTGGAAAGATAAGCCGCGTCATGATTGGGCATCGCATGGTTCTGATGCGTTTAGAACGGGCGCGATGTACAGGCCGTCGAATCCCCGACCGAAGGGGCCGAAAAGCCCGAAACTCAATATTCGATAGGAGTTCAAATGAACAAGATTGCGTTTAACGGCGCCACGCTTTCGCCGTGGTCCGACTTCAACAGCATTATGAACAATGCGCGCACGCTGGCCGTTCACATCGGCGATAAGGTGTTCGACGGCGATTTCGAGCTTCGGGAAGAAGAAGGCAACGTCGTGATTGCCTTTGACGAGCCGAAGAAACGCGGCCGCCCGGCGAAGGACGAGGACTAGGCGATTGCCTGACGCATCCTCCATCGCGCGGCGGCCCCTGACCGATTCCGACCTCAAAAACATGATCGGCCAGGAAATCCAGCGCTCGGTCGATTGGTTGAATGGTGAGTTGGGGCAGGACCGCGAGGACGCGCTTGCCCGATACTTTGCCGAGCCTTACGGCGACGAAGTGGAGGGGCGGTCTCAGGTTGTCTCGACGGACGTGCAGGATACGGTCGAATCCGTAATGCCGGGCTTGATGGAAGTCTTTGCCGCGTCCGATGAAATCACCAGGTTCGAGCCGGTGGGTCCCGGAGACGAGGAACAGGCCGAACTCGCGACGGACTACGTTAAATATGTTTGGTGGCGGGACAATGACGGTTTCTCCATCATGCATGACTGGATCAAGGACGGCTTGCTCCAGAAGAATGGTATCATCAAGGTTAGTTGGGACGACACGCCGAAGGTAAGCCGGGAGAACGCTCGAGGCGTCAATTCCTTGGTCTTGGCCGAACTGCAAGCGGATAATGAAGTCGAGATTATCGAGGTCGAGGAACGCGCGGCGACCGAGGAGGAAATGCAGTTTGCTCCAGATGGGGTTTTGTATGACCTGACGATAAAGCGCACGCGGGAGGATGGCCGGGTGTCGATTGTGCCGATCCCGCCTGAAGACTTCATGATTCAGCGCCGGGCGGTGGATTTGGATTCGGCGCGGTTCAAGGCGCATCGGGCGAGATACACGCGGTCTGACCTGATTAGCATGGGCTACGATGAAGATATCGTAAACAAGCTGCCAACGGACGACGCGGACGACTGGAACGAGGTTGAGGAACAGCGTTTTAACGACGAGGAATGGCTTGCGAGCGATAGCCCATTGGATTTCGCCTCCCATGAAGTGACGGTTTACGAGTGCTATATCAACGTCGACTTCGACGGCGACGGCATTACGGAACAGCGCATGGTGGTGGTCGGCGGGCCGGGTTATGAAATCCTTGCTAATGAGGAAGTGGACGATCATCCGTTTTGTTCGCTGACACCGATCAAGATGCCGCACAAGTTCTTCGGGCGGTCTTTGGTCGATTTGACGGCGGATATTCAGGAAATCAAGACCATCCTTTGGCGGAATCTCAATGACAACGCCTATTTGCTGAATAACGCGCGGACGGGCATCAGCAACAAGGTCGATCTGGACGATTACCTGAATACCGACCCAGGCGCCGCAATTGGCGTGGATACGGAAGCGGGCGACGTGGCCGGGCATTTCCACGAGTTGACCACGACGCCTTTGGGGCCGTCGCTGTTCCCCATGCTGGAATACATCGACAGCATCCGTGAGACGCGGACGGGCGTGACACGGTATAACCAGGGCCTCGATGCGGACAGCTTGAACAAGACCGCAACGGGCATGAACCAGATATTGGGGCAGGCGGCGAAGCGGCAAATGCTTATCGCCCGCACCATCGCTGAGTTGGGCGTGAAGTCGGCGGTCCGGAAAATCTTGCGGCTTTTGGTTAACCACCAAGATCGCGAGCGTATGATTCGGCTCAAGGGTAAGTGGGTGCCGATGGACCCGCGGTCCTGGAATGCTGAAATGGACGTTTCAATTTCGGTTGGCTTGGGTCATGGGACGAAAGAGACCCAAATGATGGCCGACCAGCTCATGTTGAACGTCATGCACCAAATCGTGGCGCTCCAACAAGGTATTGATGGGCCGTTGGTGACGCGGAAAGGCCTGCACACGGTTCTCAAGCGGTTTGCGGGCAACAACGGGTATCAAGACCCAGATACGGTCTTCGCCGATCCGGAAGACCCGGCAAACCAGCCGAAAGAACAGCCTGACAAGGAAATGCTGCTGGAGCAGGCCAAGGTTGAGGCGGAAATGCAGAAGACGCAAATGCAGATCGCGCAGAAAGACCGCGAAATGCAGGCGACAGGGGAACTTGAACAGCGCAAGGCCGAACAAGACGCGGCTTTGGAGCAAATGAAAGCCCGTCTTGATGCGGAATTGCGGCAATGGGAGGCGGACCAAAAGATTCGGCTGGCCCAATGGGAAACCGAGCAAAAGATGACGCTGGCTTACATGCAGGCTGGCATCGAGCGCGAGAAGATGGAAATGCAGGTCGGCATTGAACGCGAGAAAGCGGCAATGGCGGCTGATGCGGAACGTTCCAAGGTCATGATCCAGGCGGATGCGGAAGACCGGCGCCACGAGCGCCAGACAGCAAGTGAGGAAAGGCGTTCACAGCATGAACGCGCGCCCGCTCCCGCGCCGTTGCCGCCAATCAATGTGCATATCGGCGGTCAGAAGAAAGCGGTTAAGTTTGAGCGGGACGAAAGCGGTAACATCGCCGGCGCAAGCGTGGACGATTCCTAGTGGCGAATCCGAGTGAGGGCTTTTTGCCCGTTGGCGTTTCGGGGGAATTGCTCGATACCACGCTGATAAACCAGAAAGACGGCACGCCAACGCACCGCGAGAATATTCTAATCACCGGCGTTGCGTCGGACGGCAGCAACACAAGCACGACCGCATTGGGGAGCGGGGAGACGTTCACCGGCGAAGGGGAACTGAACGATCTCCCTGATGTGATGGTTTCGTGCCAAACCGACAATTCCGGGACGCTGTATTTTGATTTTTCCGTCGATGGGACCAACTGGACGCGCTTTCCCGTCAATGGCTTTAAGATAACGGCTGGAATCCATGAATTTCATACGGCGGTAAAAGGGCCGCGCTATTTCCGCGTTGAATTGGTCAACGACACCGGCGCGCAGTCTTATCTGCGGCTCTACACGTACTATGGGGCGTTCCGGCAGGGCAATTCGCCGCTGAATCAGTCGGTGTCCCTCGACACGGACGCGGCGCATGTGCGGCCCAGTGATTTCCAGGATGAAATCCGCCTTGGCCGACGGTCTGGCGTGACGGGCTGGAATAAGTTTGGTTTCAAGTCTTCCCTGACCGCTTCGAGCGGGGAGCAAATGGTCTGGCCTGCGTCGGGGAACTTCACGCCGATGACGAGCGCGTCCACGTTCGACATTGCTTATGATGGGACTGCGGGCGGGACGACGGACGGGGCGGGGACGACCGGCGCGCTGGCGATGACGATTTACTACATAGATTCGTCGGGCTTGCCTGCGGTTGCGCTTCATACTCTCGGGACGGACGGCACGGACACCACGTCGTTTAGCGGGTTGGGCATTAACCGGATCGCGGTAAGCTCAACCGGGACAAACGACACGAATGTTTCAGATATTACGGTAACGGCGACGGGCGCGGGGACGACGCAGGCAATCGTTCCGGCAGGGACTGGCGTCACACAGCAGGCGTTGTTTTTTACGGGCAGCAACCACACGGCGGTTGCTCCGTTTTTGTGGGTCAATGTCGGAAAGCCCGGTGGTGGCAACGCGAAGGTCACGGTTAAGGGCTACGTCTACAACCGAGGGGTTGATTCGCGGTTCGAGGTTTTCCGTGCGTTGGTCGATACGGCATCGGAGACGACAGTTTCAATCAATGAGCCTGTCAAGTTTCAACTGAATGCGACGGACGTTCTCTATTTTGTCGCCGATACGGACACGAATGCGGCGAGCATAAACGTGCGGTTTTCCTTGAATGAATATCAGTTGTTCTAATGCTCGCCTCTTTGCTGCTCAATGAGCCGGTCCCCGGTAGGAGGGTTATCTATGGCGTATGGGAAGAAGAAGACAGGGAAGAAACGCCCGTCGCGGAAGTGCGCGCCCGCCCGGCGCCGTCGGTACTAACCAAGTTTCACAAGCCGGAATATATCCGGAATTTCTTTGCCACGGCTGAAGGCCGGGCGCGGAGGAAGCGGGACGATGACGCTATTCTCGCTTTGATCTTAACCAGCGTCTAAGGAGCATCCGAAATGATGTATGGCAACAAGTACCCGAAAGGGGAAACCCCGGTGATGACTCCGGGAAAGGGTATCAACCTGAAAGGCGGGCGACCGCTGCCGGGCGATTCCCTGTCGAAAAAGGGTGGCAAGCGTAAGTGACACCCGAAGACGAGGCCAAAGCCCGCGTTCGCCTAGAGCGTGGCGTTAGGGCGCAGGCCATTCTGGACGACGACATTACCCGCGAAGCCATCGAGGCACTTAAAAAGCGGGCCTATGAATCGTTCAAATCGGCTGACCCTGGGGACACTCAGGCGTTGGCCATTGCTAAAATGCGATTCGAGGTGACGGAGGATTGGGTCAACCATTTCGCCAGCCTCATGCAGAAGGGCAAACAAGCGGACGCAGCACTCGCCAAGTGGCACGCGCTGCCGGCCCGGAGAAAACGAACCGCTTAACGTAAGGCCCGCCGTGAGGCGCGCTGTTCCCTTAGAAGGACACTTTTATGTCGGAAGAAATGGTCACCCCGGATTCGGGAACCAACGAAGGACTGTTCGTCGGTGTAGACGCTGGCGAACGGGCATTTTTAGATTCCCTGGACGTTGATGACGGACCCGTAGAGGCACCCGTTACCAAGGAATCGAGCCATGAGGCCACCCCGGAAGCGGAGCCTCAGATGGATGCGGATTTGGACGACGAAGCGGAAGGCGAGCTTGAAGCCGAAGCCGAGACGGAAGATGACGCAACGGCTTCCGATGAAGCCGATGATACGGAATCCGAAGATTGGGCCTTGCCGGAGGAATGGTCGCTGGAAGACGCGGCCAAAGACTTGGGCGTGGATCCGGAACAGTTGGCCGCCAGCCTTCGCGTGAAGGTGGGCGACGACCTGGTTCCGCTCCAGGACGCAATCAAAGGGACACTCCGGGAATCGGACTACACGCGGAAGACGATGGCGCTTGCCGAAGAACGGAAGGCTTTTGAAGCCACCCGTGCGAAGCAGGCGGAAGAATGGCAAGGCCGTATTCAGCAAGCAGATACGCTTGCGGGCTTGTTTCGCCAGCAGTTGAGCGGAGAAGAGGCCGCTTTGCAGGATATGCTGGACGAAAATTCCATCAACTACGATCCGCAAGGCTACATTGTGAAGCGCGCGGAGTTGGATAAGCGTCAAAGAGATTTGGGGCAATATTTCCAGCATCGCGAGCAAGAGCAAGCGGCCCTTGTGGCTCAACATCGCCAGGAACACCAAAAACTGGCGCGCGAGAACATCCCCGAGCTGGCCACGCCGGAAGGGGCTGAGAAGTTCCAGCAAGACATGCGGGAAGTCCTCCCGCAATACGGTTACACGCCGGACCAGATCAATGCGTATATGGACGGTGCCTGGGACTACAAAGACCTCGCGATTCTTCGGGACGCCATGAAATATCGAGCTTTGGAAAAGGGGAAACCCGAAGCCAGGAAGAAGCTCGCAGGCAAGCCGAAGCTCCGTCCGAATGGACGGGATGGAAAAGGCACGCAGGCACAATCGAACACGGACGCCATTCGCCGCCGTCTGAGAAGCAGCAACCCGCGCACGAAGCAGCGGGCCGCTGAGGACTTTCTCGGCGCATTTGCCGAGACCCTTTAACCGGAGAATGGAACCATGACTCTCTACACCAATGCTTTCCCGACCTACAGCCAGATTGGCCGCCGGGAAGACCTGAGCGACGCTATTTATGACATCACGCCGACGAAAACCCCGTTTATTTCGGGCATCGCGAAAACCTCGGCGGAACAGACCAATCACGAATGGCAGACCGATTCGCTCGATGCCAACGTGGACACGAACCAGCAGCTTGAAGGCGATGTGGTCGGCAGCGTGACAGCGGCCACGGCGACAACCCGCCTCGGGAATACCTGTGAAATCGCCCGAAAGGCGTTTGCCGTCACCGGCACGTCGGAAGTGGTCAACAAGGCTGGCCGCAAGTCGGAATTGAAGTACCAGATTCTCAAGAATTCCCGCGCGCTTATGCGGGATATCGAGACTTCGCTTCTGGCGAACAAGGCGAAGAATGCGGGCAACAGCACAACGGCGCGGGTTGCGGCGGGTGTTGAATCGTGGATTGCGACAAACTCCAGTCGCGGCACGAACGGCGACGATCCTGCGGGAACGGGGGCGGACACAGCGACGGACGGCACGCAGCGCGCGTTGACCGAAAGCCTGCTCAAGTCGGTATTGAAGGACTGCTTTGATGCCGGTGGTGATCCGGATACGATTCTCTGCTCGTCCAAGCACAAGCAGACCATTTCCGGGTTCACTGGGAATGCCACGCGCCAAAAAGACGCGATGGACCGAACCCTCGTGGCCTCTATCGAGCTTTATCAATCGGATTTCGGGGATTTGCAAATCTTCCCGCACCGATTCATGGAAGGTTCGAGCGGCGGCACGCCGGGTTCGATTCGTTCCGTTCTGGTTCTGCAAAAGGATATGTGGGCCTTTGCCTCGCTGCGTTCGCCGGCCATTTACGACTTGGCTCGGACGGGTGACGCGGAGCCGCGCATGATCCTGGCGGAATACACCCTTGAAGCTCGCAATGAGGCGGCTTCGGGAATCGTCGCGGACCTTAGCTAAGGGGCGGGGGCTTCGGCCCCCAACTCTCTACAGGAGTTTTCTATGCGAATTATTGCAACTCTTTTCGCGCTCGTGTTCATGGCGTCTTCCGCGTGGGCCGGTGCGAATCTCCAGCAAAGCGACGACGGGCGGAATGCGCAATGGGTCAATCAAGACGGGGTTTCTTTCCCCGTTGGCGATCCTGGCCTTGCGGTGTCGATTACAGACATGTCAACGGCGGGGACGACCTACGTTATCTCTCACAAGCCGGGCCTTTTGTCGAAAGCCTACACGGTTCTTCACAATGCGCTTTCGGCGGGGTCGAACTCTCCATCCCTGACGTTTTTTCTTGCTTCGGCGGCGTCGGCCAATGATGGGCAGTTTACGCAAGTATCCGATCTGTCGGGGGCGGCGTTGACCCTTGGGGCCACGAGTGCAGGCGGGAACGGGTCGCTTACCTGGGACGACGCAAACAGCACGCGCGTTGTCGGCCAGGGCGATGTGATTGCCATCGTAACGGATGGCGGGTCGACAGGCACCGCGCTTGGTACGATTACGCTTGTCATCGAGTAGGGATGCGGGCGCGGCGGTTCTTGTCGCCGCGTCCCTTCTCGCCTTTGGCATATGGAGCCCGGAGCCTTTCCGCTGGTCCGCGATATTCCTTTTAGCGTTCTGCGGTTCGTTTTGTTTTTGGAAATACAGACCTAAAGTAATATGGCCCTTGATGGCCCTGTTTCTTTGGGCCTGCGTTTCTTTGGTTTGGTCGCCGGATATAAGAACCGGCGTTTTGTATTTGATGCAATGCGCGGCGGTAATGGTTGTCGCGGCTTTGCCGTGGCGCCGGTCTTTTGTCCTGAATGTGGTTTCGGCGGCGGCGGTGGGGGCGTTCGTTCTAAATTACGTGCGGCCTTATGCGGGCGGGTTTGGGAATCCGAACTTTCAGGCTGAATTTATTTGCCTCGCCTTGCCGTTTTGCATCGCGAACATCAGGCATAGCTCCCCCTTGGCTCTTATGGGGGTGGTGGCGTGTTTAGGCGTTCTGGCGCAGTCTGACAGCTCGACACATTGGGGCGCGCTGGCGGGCTTTCTGGTGTTGTTTATGGCCTATCGCCGCATGTGGTGGACCTTGGCTTATTTCGTGGCGATTGGGGCGAATATCGCGGCGTTTTGGGCGGACGACCTTTGGGCTTGGTCCTCGGTCCATGAGCGCGTGGAGCTTTGGTGGAATACCATTGTGATGTGGCTCGATTCCCCGATGGGATACGGGGTCGGGTCGTTCAATTACGAATATTATAGGTTTCAGGAGGCGCACCCTTGGCAGGACACGCTGTTAAAGGCGCCGACCGTCTTTGCGGGGGCCGCTCACAACGAGTTTTTGCAAGTTTTGGCAACGCTTGGCCCCTTGGGGGTTATTCTGGCGTGCGCGTCGATCTTGTCGCTTCCCCGCGACGGATTGAGCCTTTCCGTGGCGGGCGTGGCGATATCTCTGGCGGGGTTCGGGTTTCCGTTCCAATCCGCCGCGCCGCTGATGTTAATGGCTTTGTGTTTTGCGATATCTGAGCCTGCCGATTATCGCATTTTGCGGCGTTTTGCTGTTTTTCGGCGCGCATTGGGCGCTGGCCGGGGTCCAGTTAAGCAATGCGCGGGTAGCGATCAAGTCCGACCCGTTGGCAGCGTTCCAGTACCTATCGACAGCTAACAGAATATCCAAGCTGGACCCGGAAGTTAGAAAGAACCTGCTTTTGGCTTTGGTTCGGCTGATGGCGGAAAAGAATGTGACGGTTTCGCCGGCGGCGATGGACCGGGCGATAGAACGAGCCGAGACGGCGGCGCGGCACAGTCCCGCCGTATTGATGATTAAAGCTGAATATTACCTGAAAACGGGGCGCCTGGCGGAAGCGGAAGCGGCTTTCGAGGCCCTACGCAGGCACACGCCGAACAAGGCGCGACACTGGTTAGATCGGATTGAAAAGGGAAAGCCATGAAGGGGTTTCTTGATGGCATAATCGGGGCTTTCAGTGGGGAACGGTAAACTTTTCGGGACCGGGCCTGGACTGGGCTTTGATCCTCGTGATGAAATCACGGGGCGCCTGTTTGACCCCGAGGTGGCAAAGCGCGCAAGCCTCTTGCCTATGGTTCGGATGAACTCCGGAGAACGGGCGTTTGGAGCGCCGCAGTTTTTGGTTGAAATGCTGAATAGCGCGATGCTGCCGGGTGCGGCGGCGCAGGGCTATCAGGCAACCCCGCAAGACGCGGCACAGTTCGGCCTCGATTGGATGGCTGGCGGCATGGGGGTGAATGCGCTCGGCAAGGGCGCGCCACGTGGCGCGGTGTTGGGCGCTAACGTATGGCAGGGCGGCCCTCACAAGTACGGCCCCAAGGGCGCTGCGGAGAGCTTGCAGCACGTTGGCAAGGGTGAAGGGGCCGCGGCCTACGGTTGGGGTAGGTATGATGCGGGGGCGCGGGAGGTTGCGGAGAAGTACCGCAAGGACCTTTCCGGTGATTTTTGGACGACGCCCGACGGTGAATTATTCGACCCCTCAACCTTAGAACACCTCAATGCTCGCTCTGCCGTGCAACGGAATCCCGATATTGAGTCGCTATTGCCAAAACTTAAAGGCATTGCGTCCAAGCAAGCCGGCACAGAAGCGGGTGATATGATGGCTCGCGATATTGCCAAGTTGGAGGCGTTACAGAAAAAGGGCGGGTTGTCAGAGGCTTCCGGGCACATCTACAAACACGACCTTCCCGACGAAGACATAGCCCGCTATCTCGATTGGGACAAGCCGCTGAGTGAGCAGCCGGAGAGTGTGAAGGAAGCTTTAAAAGAACTCGGCCCAGAGTTGCAAAAAGTGTTTGATGACTACAGCGACGAATACAATCTGAGCCTAGATTTCGACAGTGTAGGCGGGGAGCAGTTTGTCCAAATTGTGGGCCGCGCTCTGCAAGATGACTATCTACCAATAAACGGCCCGCACGTCGAAAAGGCGTTAGAGGCGGGAGACCTAAAAAAAGCGGCATCTATGTGGCTGCGAAACGAAGATATCCCCGGCCTGAAATATCTCGACGGTATGAGCCGAGGCGAGGGCGCCGGAACCCACAACTACGTCACATGGGACCAAGACGTTCTAAACCGCATGAAGCTATTGGAGCGCAACGGCGCGACACAGTTTGATTAGGAGTGCAAACAGCATGAAAAAATTAGTTTACGGCCTGCTCGCCGTCGCGGTTCTTATGGGCGCGGCGAAGGCGGCGGACGTGTATCACTTGGTCACGGGTCACGCGGTATCGGCGACCACGGCAAGCCAAGTTCATTCAACGGCCTTTGCCAATGGGGTGAACACGATCCGAGTGGTGGCGGATGACGCCGCCTTTATCGCGGTCGCGGCGACCAATCCATTCGCAAGCAACACGACGGGGTTCTTTGTCCCTGCCGACACGCCGGTGTTCCTGTCCATTCAGGGTGGCGACTTTCTTGCCTACAGGGCGTCGGATACGAGCGGCATGATATACGTCCAGGAAGTCTCCAAGTAATGAAGCGCCTGCTTGAACACGACCCGCTGACCGGCGTCACGGAATGGGCGCACATTGACGAAATGAGCGACGAGTGCGCCATTCAGCACACTCAGGACGTGGAACCGATCATCGAGCGCAACAAGCGGCTTCAGAACGAAGGCCCGAACATGAGCGCGGACAAATCGCTTCACTGGATCGGGTCCATTCCGCTGGTCATCGCGCACAAGTGGATTGTGGAGGATGGTATTAACTGGCTGGCCCTGCCGAAGCCGGAAATGCGGTCCTACGTCAACCGCAAGCTATCCGATCCGGATTACCGTTATTTGAGGGTGAGCAGCATCCTATGACGATATCGAATTACGGCGAGTTGAAAACGGCAGTTGCAAATTATCTGTCGCAGGGTTCGGGGCTGAGTTCCCGGATTCCTGAATTCATCAAACTTGCCGAGGATTATCTTGCGCAGAACCTTCGCGTGCGCGCGATGGAACACACGGTTGATATCATCCTGAAATCTCCGGTGACCGGAACGACGGGCGGCACGGCAAACGCCATCACCCTGACGACGACTTCGAGTTATTCGTCGCTCGCGACGGGCGATGTTTTTTCGGTGACGGCGACAAGCGAAAGTACCGGAAACGTCACGTTGAATGTGGATTCGGTTGGCGCGACGGCATGGAAAGACGAAGACGGTTCGACCGAACTCGAGGCGGGCCGGATACAGGTGGGCGGCACTTATTACGCATATTATGACGGCACGAGCTTTCGCTTGGTCCCGCCCGGTGGGGTTCCGTTGCCGTCCCGATACAAAGGAATGCGCCGGATATTTCTGGACACCAACCCCGTTGGCATTTTGCAGCACATGCAGCCGGGGGAGCTGTGGGAAACCAATACGGGGGTTGTGAACCGCCGGCCGCGCTATTTTACGGTTGAGGGCGAGTGCATCGTGTTTCGCCCGGTCCCGGATACGACATACCACGCGAAGGTTCTCTACTGGCGGCGCTTTGCCACCCTTTCGGGTGACAGCGATACCAACTGGATCATTGACAATGCCGGCGGGCTTTTACTGTACCGCTCTTTAGTCGAGGCCAGCCCGTTCTTGAAAGACGATGCGCGGACGTTGACTTGGGCATCGCTTTACGATGACGCCGTTGAAAATGTAATGAAATCGGATAAAGCAGATCGCCACCCCCACGGGATGCGCGGTCGCCGGGCGCAGCGGGTCCGATGAGCCTTTCGCAACGCCTCGCTCGGGTGCAACCCGTAATGCCGGGAGTACAGCGGACGTTCATTCCGTTTGGCGAGTGGTTGCCGGACCTTGGGTCTTTCAATAATCCGGGGGTTTATCTTTCGCCCGGATTTTTCCCGGTGGGAAGCGGCTTTAAGTCTGTAAAAAATGTGTCAGTGGCTTCTGACGCCATCGACAACCGACCGCAGGGGTTAGTGGCGGCGCGCGACACGGCGTCCAACATTTATGTGTATTCAGGCGATTCATCAAAGATCTACAGCTTGACAAGCCAAGTATGGGGAGACGTTTCAAAGGGTGGCGGCTACAACACCGCCGCTGATGACGTTTGGTCGTTTGTCCAATTCAATAATAAAATCATTGCAACAAACTTTGCTGACCCGGTGCAGGCAATCACGTTGGGGGGGGCGAATTTTGCAGACTTGATTACCTCGACAAACAAGCCAAAAGCGAGATACGTTGCGGCGACCAGAAATTTTTTGATTCTGGGGAACACAAACGACACCACGGACGGCGCCAAGCCGAATAGGGTATGGTGGTCGGCGATTGGAGATGAAACGGATTTCGATCCTGCGGCTAGTACGCAATCTGACTATCAAGACATTGAAACAGGCGGGTGGATCAGGGCTATTGTCGCCTTTGCCGAGTATGCGTTGATTTTTATGGATTCATCCGTTGTTCGGATGACGTATGAAGGCCCGCCAACTATCTTCCGCTTTGACGTGATTGACAGCACAAGGGGAACGCCATTCCCTGGGTCTGTAATCTCCCAAGGCAGAAACGTATATTTTATATCTGAAGAAGGATTTATGGTTACGGATGGCGTTTCGGTTCGCCCTATCGGTCACAATAAGGTGGACAATGATTTGTTTGCCTATACAGACGGCGTGTTTTTTGACCGTTTTTCTTCGGCCATTGATCCGCTTAATAAACTGATACTGTTTGGCGCGCCTTCGCCTCAAGGCATCTTGAATAGAACTTATATTTACAGTTGGGCCGAGCAAAAGTTTTCGCTTTTGGAGCATCTGCCGGCTTTAAGCCAATACGCTACAATTTTGACGCAGGGCTATACGTTAGATGGCCTTGATGTGTTGGGTACAGACATAGATGATTCTGGTGTTTTCGCGAATTCCTTTGATTCCAGATTGTGGTCGGGGGGATTGCTGCAATTGGCCGCTATGGATTCAAATAAAAAACTTGTCTTGTTTGATTCCACCCCGTCACCCGCTTGCGGCATCACAACGTCGTTTCAAAGGTTTGGTCGCCAAAAATCCAGGGTTTTAGGCTTTAGGATTCATTCAAGCGGTTTAGGGTCCCCCATGGCTTCGGTCACGGCGTCCATCTTCTCTACGTCCGATCCAGGAACGGCGACAACGACAATCACGAGTCTTGATGTGCGGACCGCGTTGGATAGCTATATTCCCGTCCCGACGGGATCGGATAATTGGTATCACAGATTCAGCCTTACATGGTCGGCGGGGCTGTCCGATGTGATTATTTCGGGTATAGACGTTGATTGGGTGCCGACGGGTGCCTATTAGTTCTCCCCGCGCGAGCGCCGCATCCCTGCCCGGCGTACCGCTTGAATGGTCGGATGAAAAAGAACACCGCCGCCAGCTCGCGCTCACCGCAAACGCCATTCTGCAAGGTCGGCTAAACAACGTCATATCGGTAACGCTCACGGCATCCTCCGCCAGCACGACGATAACGGACGCGCGGATCGGCTTGAACACGGCCTTAATTCTTGTGCCGACGACGGCTAATGCATCGGCGGAAATCGGGGCGGGGACGATTTATCAGACGTTTCCGAACGCGACGAAGAATCAAGCCGTCATTAACCACGCGAACAACGCCCAGACAGACAGAACTTTTAGAGCGGTGATGATCGGATGACCTACGCGGCGCAAAACCCTTATCAGAATCCCTATTTGGTGGCACAAATGCGGCGCCGTCGTCCCGGCCCGCAAGGCGTTCCGCCGCCCATGCCGGTCTCCAATCGGGGGCCGAATAACCAGCTTTCGATTGGGAACGCTTCGGGGCAAATCAGCAGCACGACAGGGCCGGGACCGCAACAGCCGCAGCAACAAGAGCAAAGCCCGCTTTCTGATGGGTTGGGCTTGTTCAACACCGCGCAGAGAGTGGGCAATCTAAACCTTTTCGGCGTGGCGCCAGACGCTCTTGCGGAAGGCTTGACGCTCAACCAAGGCGGTCCAGTCGAGGGGGCGCTGTCGGCTTTCGGCGGCGAAGGGCCGATGGTCAACGGCGGGAGTTTGTTTTCCGGGTCATTGCCGGCGAACCATGCGGTGGGCATGTCCGGAGGGCTTGGCCTGGGCGCGGCTGGTCTTGAGGCGGGCTTTGGGACCGGCGCGGCGGCGGCAGGGCCGTCGATGTTCGGTCCGGGACTGTCTGGAGCGGCGGCGGGGGGTGTTGCGCCGCTTGCCCCTGCGGGGGCGGCAGCGGGGGGCGCGCTAAGTGCCGTGCCGTTCTTGGGCGCAGCCTACATGGGGCTAAACGCGCTCGGGATTAAGAATGAGCAAGGGGATAACCCCATGTTTAGCGGTGCCGGGATAATGGGTTTTGGGCCGCAGGGTAGTATTTTCAACACACTTTTCGACCCTGATAATTTACTTGGCAGCGTGCTTGGGCTGGACTTTTTCTAAGTGTGGGCAGGACTGAAGCCGGAGCAGGTGTCCGACGATTGGGGCCGATTAAAGCCGTTTGTCGAAAAGGGATTGGCCCGGTCGCGCGGCGAATACACCGCCGAAGACGTTTTAATTAAAATCGCGCACAGAGAAATGCAGCTTTGGGCCGTGTTCCATGACGAAGGGCTGCAAGCAATCGTCATCACTGAAATTCTTTATTTCCCGAACCTAAAAACAGCGAACCTCTTTCTGGCGGCGGGGCAAGGGATGGCGCATTGGGGGAAGTATTTAGAGGAAGTTATCGAACCTTGGGCGAAGTCTCGGGGGTGTGTCGAGTTGTCCGGTTTTTGCCGCGCGGGCATGGCGAAGACGCTGGAGAAGCGCGGATGGACTCCAGCCTATACAGTAATGAGGAAGGCCATAGCATGAAGTGGCAATGCGATATCCAGGCGAATATTGAAATGAAGGGCGGCGGCGGTGGTTCGGCGCCGGCTCAGACAACTCAGAACACGGTCCAGAAGTCCGACCCTTGGGAGGGCCAGCAGCCCTATCTGGAGCGGGGTTTCGAGGAAGCCGAAAGCCAGGTTCTTGAGCGCCCGCTTAATTATTTCCCCGATTCAACCGTGGTTCCGTATTCGCAGGAAACCAACACCGCGTTGAACTTGCAGACAGGCCGCGCCTTGGGCGGCTTGGGCCTTCCGGGGGGGATGCAGACGCCCAACGTGCAACTGCAAGATGCGGCACGCGGGCAAATGGGCGCGAACATCGCTGGTAACTACACGGCGCAGGGAAACCCCTACACGCAAGGCATCATGGACCGGGCGATGAATACCATTACGCCCGCGATTGATGCAAAGTTCGGGTCGTCCGGGCGGTTCGGTTCCACGGCGCACGCGGAGGCGCTCGGGCGCGGCGTGGGCGATGCGGTGGCACCTTCGATATTCCAGAATTACGAAGCAGAGCGCGGGCGGCAGATGGCGGCGGCGGGGGCCGCCCCAGGATTCGCCGCGCAGGATTACGGCGATATCGCGTCCCTGTCGGAAGTGGGTTCGGCGCGCGAGGCGTTGTCTCAGGAACAACTCGCGGACCAGATTGCACGGTTCAACTTCGAGCAGGGCGAGCCGACCAACCGCCTTGCCCAATACATGAACTTGATTCAAGGCCAGTACGGCGGGAATTCGACGCAAAGCATGGTTTCGTCCGCGCCACGCGGGCAGGGCGCCAGTCCTCTTTTGAGCGGCCTGGGTGGCGGTCTGGCCGGGGCCGGGTTGGGAAGCATGGCCGGGTTCGATCCGCTCTATGGCGCGATTGGTGGCGCCGGTATTGGTCTGTTTGGTTAGGAGGTAGAAATGCCTGGTCTTTTTGATAACCCGATGGCCCTGATGCAATTGGGCGGCAGTTTGATGGCGGCGGGGCAGGAACAGCCTTACGGGGTGAGCCGGGGGCAGGTATTGGCACAAGGCCTTCAAGGCGTCGGCAAGTCGATGGCCGCGCAGCAGCAGATGGACATGCAACGCCAAGCCTTTGAATTGAAGAAAAAGGAATTCGAGGCGAAGCAGGCGGCGGCGCAACGGCAGGCGGCGCACCAGCAGGCCGCGATGAATCCGCAAGGATTGTTCGGCGGGCCATCCGCGACTCCGGCGAGCGTACAAAAAGCCGGGCTTGAGTTGCAGCCGAAAGCGGGACTGACCCTCGAACAGAAACGGCAACTGGCCCTAAAAGCGGCGGCACAAGCCGAAGCTGGCGGAATGCCGGGCTTGGCGGGATTTTATCGGGATTTGGCGAAACCGCAGGAAGGTTACACGCTTGCGCCGGGCGCGACCCGGTTTGATGCAAACAATGAGCCGGTGGCGTCCGTGCCGTCCAAGCCCGAAGCGGGTTCGGGGCTTTCCAAGTTGATCGCGGAGCGCAATGCGCTGCCTCCGGGTCACCCGATGCTTCCGATTTACAATGCCGCCGTGGCAAAGGCGGCCTTGCCAAGCCGAATGACGGCCAGCATCCCGACCGACAACGGCGTGATCGAAATCTCGTCGGGACCGGATAAAGATCAGATGGGTGCGTTGACCAATTCCACGCGGAGCAAGATTGAATCCAAGGTCGTTTCTCTTGAGGATTCAATGCAAAGCGTTATGGATATGGAAGCGCGGTTTAAGCCCGAGTTCCAAGAGATCGGGACGCGGTGGGAAAACATGATGACGGCGGCGAAGGACAAGCTCGGCTTCCGTCCGGCAGACGCGGACCGGAAATCCCTGAGTGAATATACGCAGTTTAGGCAATCTGTCGGACGGAACTTCTCAACCACGCTGAAGGAGCTTTCGGGCGCCGCCGTGGCGGAACATGAAATGAAACGCGCGGAAGGGTTCGTCCCGAATGCCGGAACAGGCCTGTGGGACGGAGACAGCCCAACCCAATTGCAGGCAAAGATTTCGGGGATGAAACAGTTTACCCTGAAAGCCCTGGCCCGCCAGAAATATTACCTGAAGCAAGGTGTAACCAACGTCAATGCGATGGCAAAAGCCATGCCGATAGATTCGGTGCGGGTGAAGGTCAACCCGGAGACGGGGCAGAAAATCATTCTCGTTAACGGGAAGTGGGAGGCCATCTAATGGAACCAGCGGCGCCGCGCGGCTTTGTTGATTTGGAAGACATGCCGACAAGCGCCGAGCCGCCCGCGCCTCCGGGGTTTGTCGATCCGGAAAACATGCCCGCACCCGCCCCGCCCCGAGGCACCAAGGCGCAGCCGGTGGGCGCGCTCGACGTGATGAAGACTTCATTTGCTTCGGATCGCGGGGAAGCGGTGAACTTTCTCGCCCAAAAGGTTTTCCCCGACATCCCGGTTGAAGAAGCCAAAAAGTTTTTCACCGAAAAGGACGGAATGATTGCCTTCCGAGACCCGGAAGGGAAGGAACACGTCATCGCCGATTCGCTGTTAAAGCGCCTTGCTTTGGGTGTTGGCCCCTCGCTTCCTATCGGCACTGGAACGGCGGCGGGTATTGCTTCAATGCCGCTGGCAGCAACAGGCATTGGTACGCTCGGGACAATCGGCCTGACGGGCGGTGCGGCGGCGGCGGGAGAAGCCGCGCGCCAGAAGATAGGCGATTACCTGATGGATACGCCGGACCCGTCCCTAAACGCCGGTTCTATTTTGTTTGAGGGCGGCATGGGTGCGGCTGGTCAGGGTTTGGGCAAGGGCATGGCCGCGCTTTCGGAACGCTACGCTGTTCGGGATTTGGCCAAAATGAGCCCCACGGCGACAAAGAATGCTTACTCCCAAGCGCAGCGGCATGGCGTGGACCTGACGCCGGGCGAGGCGACGGGATTGCCAAGTTTGAAGGCGCAGCAAAAGCGGTTGGGAAACATCACGGCCACCTCGGATGATATGGCGTCGTTTTACGAAAAGCGGAACGATCAAGTGTTCTCCGCGTGGGACGATTTCCTCGGGTCGATCTCGAAAAACGGAGACGCGGATTCAGTTGCGGAAAGCGCGCGGTCGGCAGCGCAAAAGTCCATTTCAGACGTGCGTGCCGCCCGTTCTGCGGCGGCGGCCCCCCATTACGAGGCGGCCTTTGCGGACGATGTGACCGTTGACACGGCACCCATTTTGAATGGTTTAGATGAACGCTTGGGCGTGGCGAAGGGGGGGATTAAAGCGGCCCTCACAAGCGCGCGTAATTTGCTGGTAGATGGGGATAGGCCGGATACGCGGCTGCGGGCGTTGCATGAAGCGAAAATGGCCCTTGACGATATGATTGAGGGCGCGCGGGAATCCGGGATGGGGAACACCGCCAAGCGCGAATTGGTATCCTTAAAAAATCAACTTCTCGACGCGATGGATGATGCGTCGCCGGATTACACCACCGCGCGGCAGATATTTTCCAATGAATCTGGTGCCGTCGATGACGCGATGAATTCGACGGTTAAAATTCTTGCCGGCCTAAAGGACGTGAACCTCCAGCGCGCGACAACGGAGATATTAAATCCTGGGACGAGAAGCGCCGGGACGGTTGCCCGCGCCCGCGCCTTGCTCGAAAAGGCCGACCCGGAGGCATGGCAAGGCATCAAGCGAATCTACCTCCAACAAGAAATGGATAAAGCCTTTCGGGTTTCTCAATCCGGCGCGGTCCAAAACCCCGCAGGCAAACTCTACGCAACCTTGACCCGCACGCCTCAGTTGCGGAACCTAAAAGCCGCGATGACTGGCCCTGAATACGCCAGATTTACGGAGTTCATGGACGTGATGAAGCGCGCGTCTTCGGTCAAGCAAATTGGGTCCGATACGGCGTGGAATCAGGAGGCTAACAAGGAAGCCTTTGATGCGGCCAGGCCGTTTTTGGCGAAGGTCGCTAAGAACATTAATCCCCTCAAAGCCTTGGAAAACGCGGCGGATTTTTTCACCAATCGCAACCTTGAAAAAAATGCGCAGACGATGGTGGATGTTATCACTTCGGGCGACCCGGAAGCGGTGAAGGTTCTTCGCGAGCTTCGGAAGTTGTCCCCAAAGGATATGCGCTGGCGCGCGCTTGTCGGGCATCTTTTAACACGCGGCGGCGTTCAAGGTGCTCAAGAACTAGCCCAGTGAACCAACCGACTGAAACGGCGGTGATAAGCGGCACCACCGCCATTTCCCACACGGGCCATTTCCCGCTGACGAAGTGCAATCCGATAACGATTGCACCAAAAATTAAACCGCTCAAGGCGTAGTTCATAAGGACCGAACATGGCAGACATTGGCGATCTAAACATAACAGACGCAAGCAATACCGCAAGGTTTCCCGAAAACATGGCGCCAAGTGCCGTGAATGACGGCGCGCGGGCCTTGGAGGGGATAATCGCCCGGTGGTACGCTGACACAAACGGCTCGCTTGTCTCCACAGGGTCAGCGAACGCTTACGTCCTGGCGGCGAATCAAACGCTATCCGCCTATGCGCAGGGGCAGTTATTTGTTTTCGAGGCCAATTTTGGGAACACCGGCGCCGCAACGCTGAATGTTGACGCCATCGGTGCGAAGGCGATTAAAAAGCACAACGATGTAGCTCTTGCTTCGGGGGATATTGAAAGCGGGCAAATCGTTGTTGTCGCGTATGAAGCCGCAGCGGACGCTTTTCAGCTATTGTCGCCGCTTGCGAATGAATCCCTTACCTCTGGCGCAATCGGCGTGACGGTCCAAGGCTACGACGCGGGCATATCGACCACGCCGCTCACACAAGGTCTCCATACGATCAACTTAGTCGCGGGGACATGGACGCCCACTGAAACGGGCGGCTGCGCGTCTATTGCGAGTTACGAAACGACCGCCGGCCGGCCAATGATCCGGGCTTTGGCTTTTGGCCCGTCGGCGGACGAACACGCCCAGGTGGCATTCAGCTTCCCGAAGGGGTGGGACGAGGGGACAGTTACCTTCAGGGTTAAATATTCGACGCTGGCAACCGATACGGACGGCGTGGCTTGGGGCCTTCAAGCCGTGGCGGTTTCTGACGGGGATACGATGGACGTAGCTTTTGGAACGCCCGTTGTCGTCACCGACGACGCCCAAGGCGCTGCGGAGGACCTTTTGACTTCTGTAATTTCCACTGACGTTACCATCGCGGGAAGCCCAGCAGAAGGCGATCTGTGTATTTTCGATATTTTCCGGGATGTGTCAGACGCTAACGACGATATGACAGAAGACGCGCTGTTAGTAGAAGTCCAAATTTTGTTCACAATCAGTGCAGGAAACGATGCCTAAATTTGCCGAAACTAAAGGTGGTTCTTTCACCGGCGTTGTGAAGGAATTTGAATCTCGGCCAGACCCAAATCCAAGCAAGGGGTTTGTCTGGCTTCCGCATGTCGAACAGCCGGACCCCGCGATTAATCCGGCAACGCACAAGCTCGGGCCGGTCGAGTTCGATGTCGTCGGCGGTGAGGTTCGGCGGTCTCGCCCCGCTGTCGCGTTGACGGCCCAAGAGAAGCTCGAGCGTGTCATACGAAATCGCGGGGCCGGGTATCAATCCGGCACGCTTGGGCTAAAGGGCGTCCAAGGCGATCAGGTGACGGTTTTAGGCTTCTGGGTTGACGCAATCGCGGAACAACTCGACGCCATTATGCAGGCACAATCCATCACGCCGACAGCGGAATTGCAGGCGCTTTTATCCATGCGCGCCGCCGTCAAGTCCACTAATCCGAAGTCCTCTTAATGCTTCAAGTCAATCATCTTGTCGGGTTTGGCGCTGGCGCAAGCGGCAGGGACCCGACGATTGTTTACGCATCGACTGCGGCGCAAAACGGAAGCCTCACATCGCCGCATACATTTTCCGGGCAAGGAATAGGGACGGCCAGTTCCGACCGGGTTGTGATTGTGTCGATATATGCAAAAGGTTCCGGCGTTCCTGTCGATAGCATTACAATCGGCGGCGCATCGGCGGCGAAACTTGTAGAAATCACGCACAACGAAGGCAATGCGACCATTTGGGCGCTCAAGGTTGCGGCCGGCACCACAGCCGATATCGCGCTGACTTGGACCGGAACCCTTGACCGAGTGTTTATAGGCGTCCACGCAATGACGGGGACGAGCGGCAGCGCGGCGACTCACGATACCGCAACGCACAGCGCAACCACGTCTCTTACGACGACGATTGACGTACCTTCAGGCGGTGCTGTAGTGGCCGTGTGCGGCGGGAATAACACGGGCGGGGTTTCCTTCACGGCGGGGATTACCGAGGAATGGGAGCAGATCGCAACGGGGAGCGCGGGCGGCGCGTCAGATGATGATTTGTCGCTGGAGTCTGGCCGGACGATTTCCGCGACCGTCCCGTCCGGTCACGAATGTTTAGCGGTGGTTTCGTTTTAGGGTGTATCAGTCATGAGCTACGAAGGACCGGATCGGCGTGACATCGACGCGATTATCGAAAAAGCCGCGAAGGAAGCGTCTGAGGAAACGGCTGCGACCTTCCCCGCCGTGGTGAAGGAAACGCTGATATCCATCGGCATTGACACAGCCGATAAGATAGGGATGCAGCGACAAATGTCCTACCTTCGTGAATCGGCGCACCGGCACGAAGACCCGGAAGTTAAGAAGGATCGGGATTGGGCGCGGAGAACCCGCCAGCGGTGTGAGAAGTTCGAGGCGGCGGTTTTATCCAGGCTTGGTGGCGCATTGGTCATGTTGACGATAGGCATTATCG